GCCGCATGAGCAAGGAGATCCGGAAGGTCGAGGGCGAGGACGGAGAGGACGTGATCCGTTCGATGTTCTCGATTGACGGAGCGGCTGCTGCCATCCGCCGATCCGGGTTCGACGTCGAGGAGGAGGTGTCGATGTACATCGACATTGCCCGCAACTCCGTCGAGGACAACACGCGCCTTGCCGCCCTTCAAAGATTGAATAGGCGTATACGAGAAATCGCGGAAGTGAATGGCATGGTGTCCACCGGATCGGTTAGAATGGTGTCCCATGAAGAAGACGGCACACGCATCGAGCAAACTCGCTCAGAGTCCCGACTCCTCTCCCAAGTCCGTGGGCTCAGTCTCCCCGGTCAATCCCCCATCTCTGATCGGGTATTGCCACCAGCCCAAGCATCGGAAGGTCCTGGAGCTTGAGGACTACATCAAGCGGGCCCGCAACCAGGACCTGGCGTACTGGGGTGGCTTTGTCATCGAAGACCTTGGCATCGTCGATGTGGATAGGGTGGTGGGAAGTTCTGAGATCTTCGGGTCCGATCTTCGGGCTCTCCTCTGTTCGCCCAGCGGCGAGCTGAACGTCGCCTGGTCTGAGACGGCCACTCGGCTGTACCTGGAGAGTCCGGCGATGTCGAACATCCAGTCGCTCTTCGCCGGCATGTGCCAGTTGGCTGCGAGCCACTGGTACGTTCGGAGGTCCACCAATGCCGGCGCCTGACATCGAAGCCCGCCTGGAGGAACTCCGGGAGTACTACCCCTCCGACGAGCACGTCATCCTTGACGAGGCCCTGGAGACGATCCGAAAACTCCGGGCCCAGCTCCGCGAGATCCCCGAGATCGGTTCCCTCAAGGACTTCATCTCGGAGCTCAACCCGGCAGCCCTCTTCATCGACGGCATGGACGAGGCCCTGATGGGCTACGCCGGTCAGTGGGGGTCCCCCATCCTGGCCGTGTACTCGGCCGAGCGAATCGTAGAGATCTTGGCCCGCGATATGAGCTACGAAGAAGCCATCGAGTTCTTCGAGTTCAACATCGAGTGCGCCTACCTGGGCCCAGGGACTCCTCTGATCCTGCACGGCCCGAGGCCCGACTGATGGAAGTCAAGCGGATCCAGACCCGCGAAGAAGGCAATCCGAACTACCCGCTGCCTGCGGACTACGACACCCTGACCGAGGACGGTCAGCGGCAGGCCCGGGTAAACGCATGTCGCCAGTGGCTCCTAACGGAGGACGATCCTGTCCGCCGGGGAAACAACCTGGTCTCGTCGGTCTGGTTCTTCGACCGCTTCTACCTGTGGCCCGACGAAGAGGCCGACTTCAACCCGCTGTTCTACGACGATATGCCGCTGGAGACGCCGGACTTCCACTGGGTCCTGCTGCGCCAGTGGGCTGCCTACCGAATGACGGCGGCCGTTGCGCCCCGTGGTTCCGCCAAGTCGTACCTCAACTGCAAGGACATGCTGCTCCGGCTGTTGACTCGGCCTGCATATTCCTTCGTTTATGCAACGTCGACGCACCCGAATGCCCGCGAGGTTGGAGAGCGCATCAAGCGCCAGTTCATCCACAACGACCGGATCTTCAACGACTTCGGTCCAGAGTTCGATGACAACCGGATCATCCCCCGCCGTGGTGAGGGCTCCTTCAGCACGGAGCACATGATCATCGGCAACGGGTCCTGGCTTCGCCTGCTCAGCGCCTCCTCGAAGCAGCGTGGTGGACGCCCCCGTCGCTACCGGCTGGACGATCCCGAGTACGACCCGAAGAGCTCGACACCCATGTCCGTCCTTCGGGCCTACATGGCGGAGCTCCTCTTCAAGATCGTGATCCCGATGGTCACCCGTCCCGACACGGGCGTGGACTGGGTGGGTACGTTCGTCTCGAAGCGCCACTACCTCTGGCATGCGATGCAGCTGGAGGATACGCCCGAGGGCGCGCGCGCGAAGGACCCCCGTTTCAACCGTTGGTCCCGCCTCGTGATCCCGGCGGCCATCGAGGAGAACGGCATCATGACCTCGTGCTGGCCTGACATGTGGCCAGCCACCCGAGCTGACCGTCTTCAGCTGGCGGTCACAAAGCCCCGCTTCAAGGAAGCCCTCTCTCTCGAAGAGATCCGGGAAGCCATCGGTTCCGGCAACTTCGCCTCGGAGTACCTGGCAGCCCCTGGCGATGGCGAGGGCTCCTTCTTCGGTGACCTGGACGATGTGGCCCACGGCTACCGCTACGAGGAGATCGATGACCGCCTCGACAGGCCCCACCACTCCAGCGCCTACATCTCGTGGTACGAGCGCCACGGCGAAGAGATGCGGCCGATGCGGATGCCGATCCAGGAGTTCCTCTCCCGGTACGCCCGGATCTTCATGACCTCCGACACCTCCCACACTTCCGGGAAGGACTCGGACTACAAGGTCGCCTGCCTGATGGCGGTCACGCCCCAGAACGATCTCTTCGTCCTGGACCTCTGGGCCCGCCAAGGCCCCGAGTCCGATCTGGTGAAAGCAATCTTCGATATGGCCGACCGCTGGCTGTGCCCGACGGTCCACCCCGAGGCCATCCGCCAGGGTGTCTCGCTCTACAACGCCCTGTCCTCCATCGTCTCGACCCGCGCCAACGACATGGCCGGCACGGCCCACCTCCCCAAGATCGTCAAACTCAACCCGGGCATGGCCGAGAAGCAGGAGAAGATCTCCGGCCTCCAGTTCCGGTTTGAGCACGGCAAGATCAAGTTGCCCCTCTGGCGACGGGACCAGCTCCCCTGGCGTTTCCTCTTCGACCAGATCGAGTCCTTCAACCCGGAGGCCCAGGACGGCGGTCTCGAAAAGGACGATTGCATCGACGCCGTCGCCATGTCCCAGTTCATCCTGAAGGGTCGCCTCTCCAAGGGTCCGACCCCCACTGCCGACAAGACGCTGTTCGAGCGCCTGCGGGATGGCGACTATTACGAGAACGGCACCCACATCGGTGAGGGCATCCCCCTCGAACTTCTGTCGGCGGAACAGGTCAACGAGATCCTCGATGCACGAACCCCAACCGGTCGCCCAACCCGTAAGACCAGGATCTGAATCGAAGGTCCCCCAGGCCCTGTTCGAGGTGATGGCCCGCTGGTACTTTGGCGGCACCCCAGAGAAGGAGCCTCCTCAGCATCGTTCTGGCGACAACATCGTCACGGTTTCCGATGCTTGGTTTGGGATCCTCTGCCTCTCCTACTTCGGTAACGGCCCCCGTCACCCAAGTACGGCGATCAGTGGGGGTATCCCAGGCCCGATGGATCTCCCCAAGCGGGAGGAAGTCGTGCAGTACGCGGAGCTTCGGAAAGTTCCGCAGATGGTTCCAGGGGGGTTCGCGGCAAAGAAGGCGCAGGTAAAGCATGGCAAACGACCCGATCAAGCTGACCAAGGATCCGATGGCCCTGGCCCGGATCATCGACGAGCACTGCGAACGGGAGATGAGTCGGCTGGCCTACCGCCGGGCGACCTGGCTGGTAGCCCTCTACTACATGATGGGGGCGCGTCAGTTTGACGTCTTTGACCCCGAGAGCGGCACCGTCCGATATTCGTACCTCGATGAGGAGGACCGGCTGGAGTTCCAGTCGAGCGAGCTCCTGAGCGCGGTCGACAAGATCTCGGGCCGTCTCTCGAGCCTGGACTTCCGGCCCCTCGTGATGCGGGTCGGCTCCTCCCTGAGCTCGATCCGGCAGCGGTCGATTGCCCAGATCATGCTGGATCAGGTGATCTCGGACCACCAGCTCCAGCGAGTGGTGCCCCAGTTCAACCACATCTTCGCCCTTCTGGGCTCCTGTGGCATCACGGGCCACATGGTGAACCACCCGACGGTCGGCCTTACGGCGGACCTGGAAGTCGTTCACCCCATGGAGCTGTTCCCATTCCCGAGTCTGGGCCAGGACTACACGAAGCAGCGCGGCCTCGTGCGCCAGCGGATGGTCTCCATCGAGTTCCTGAAGGACGTCTTCGGCCCCAAGGTCACTCGGAACAAGGAGAAGCTGGAGTACTACACCGTCAAGCCCGGCGAGTCGTTTGAGCAGGAGAACGAGAACGAGTACACCCTCGGCACCAACGTCTCGTACTCAGACGATAAGGTCGTGGGTCACGACCCCAAGACTGACGCGGTCGAGGTGGTCAAGGTTCGCGAGCTCTGGCTGAAGGGCCCCCGCGACACGGTCTCCCGGTACATCGTCACCAGCGGCGAGTACGTCATTCACGACGAGGACCTGGAGGGCCGTGAGGTCTACTGCCCCATCGGCTTCGCCCGCTTCATGGAGAACGGGTCGTTCCACGGTGCCGGCTGCTTCGACCTTCTGTTCCCGCTGTGCCGCGAGGCCGAGCGCCTGCAGAAGTCGCTGTTCCACAACATCCGGGACGTCGACCGCTACGGCGTCCTTGTTCTGCCCCACGGGTCCTTCAACGCGAACACCATGCTCCGCGATGTGGGTGAGGGTCTTCGGGTCTTCCCTTGGGAACCCGACCCCATCAGCGAAGGCTTCCGCCCCTTCAACATCACCCCCTTCAACTCGGGCGACGTTCCGGGCCGGGTGTCCCAGTTCGCGATCCAGCAGATCGACCGCCTCAATCCGATCCGCGACCTGATCGCGGAGAAGGGCCGCGTCGACAGCGCCACCGGCCTGCAGTTCCTGGACGAGCAGGTCAACCGGGCGATGAATACCCCCACTGCTGGTGTGCAGGCGGCCTGGGGTGACTGCTACCGGAGCATCCTGGCCGGCACCGTCCGAGAGGTGGTGTTTGCACCCCAGACGTTTACGGTCGATCAGCTGACGCTGGACCTGGCCGGCGTGGTGGTGGACCCCGAGACGATGGCGGTCAACTTCGAGCAGAACCCGCTGCCCACCCTGAGCCAGCTCTCCTTCAAGATCAAGGACGTGAACCCCCGGAGCAAGGTTGCCCGGAAGCAGGAAGCCCTCCAGCTTCAGCAGCAGTTCCAGATCGACGTCGATTCTTTCCTCCTGTTCGCTCTCAAGGAGGGTCTCGACTTCGCGATGTGGTCCGACGAACATCAGTCGGCCTACGAGTCCGTCGTTCGGAACTGCCTCCTTCTCTACGGCGACGGCAAGGTCCCGGGCCAGGTGGTGCTTACTCCCCAGACGGTGAAGCCCGAGTTCCAGATGCGGGTCCTCAATGCGTTCATGGCAAGCCCCATCATGGCGATGGCGGAAGCCGAAGTGCAGAACGCCTTCATCGGATATCACAAGACCCTGATGAGCTTTATGGGTCTGGTACTTCCGAACGCCCTTCCCAATCCTGACGATGTGGCTATGCTGGGCCAGCTGGATCAGCAGCTTTCTCAGCTTCAGCAGGCCCAGGGCGGCGGAGCCCCGGGCCCCCAGATGCCGGGCCCGATGACGGGCATGATGCCCCAGCAGGTGATGTAAATGGACGAACTTGAAGACACCCCCGCAGATCAGATGATCACCCTCGATGATGGCACCGAGGTGTCTCTCTCCGACCTCAAGGCTTCTCACAAGAAAGCTCAAGAGCTGAGCGAGGAGAACGAGGTCCTGCAACAGGACCTGGATCAGGTTGGATACCTGTTTCAGGCGGACTCCACAGCTGAGCAGAAAGAGACTGCGGTTCGCAACATCCTCACCAACTTGGGTTACCAGGCCCAGGAGATCCAGGCTTACTTGGATCAAGCGCGAACCCAGCTCAACCCGGAACCGAAGCCCGCTCCAGACGAGGATGAGGTGGAGGAGATCGAACTTCCGGATCTGCCGGACGAGAACGATGACATCGAGGATTCCAGTGGGGGTAACCCAGAGGCAACCATGAGCGACGAACAGCGTCAGATTCTCCAGCAGGAGCTGGAGGCCCAGCGTTCCGAGATTCACAAGATGCGGGTCCGTGAACTGCGGGAGCGGCTTAACGCCGAACTCGACCGGACCCTGGAAAAGAATCCGGAGTTTCAGAAACTTCTGAATGCGTCCAAGTCGCTGCGAGGCGATGAGGGCGTCGAGCAGGCGAAGCAGACCCTGCGGGCCCAGCTGGAACAGCAGGCCCTGCAGCGAATGCAGACCCGGCGGGCAGCATCCGGAACCTTCGAGGACGCATGGATGTCCGAGGAGGTCGAGAAGGCTGCGGAGCCCGTGCTTGGTACTTTCCGGTCAGTCATCGGCGACATCGACAAGCTTGGTCGTTCGTCGGAAACAGTCACCGGCCTTGATGCGGAGGAAATCCTCCGTAGTAAGCCAGTCGCAGAACCTGAATGGGCGCCGGGAGCCACCATCAGCGACATCGAGTCGCAGGTCAAGAGCTTCACGACGGACACCATCAAGCGAGCCCTGGCTTCGTCTCCCGGTGAATCCCCAATCTGACCTGAAGGAGCCACAAAATGGCATTCGCAACCACGGGGTCGATCTTCGACCGCCAGTCCAACCGCATTCAGGAGGTCCTCAACAAGAGCCTCCGCGTCTTCCTCGCCGGACTTGATCCGGTGTGGCGTGACAACGTCGTGACCAGCCAGGGCGTCGGCAACTCCGGCGACCTCGGCCGCGATCTCAAGATCACCAAGCTGTTCATGGGCAGCCTCACCGGCGTCATCGAGGCCGGCCAGGGCTTCGGCGACAAGGACCTCTACGGCGATGTGACGTCGGCGCTTGGCCCGCTCATGCACACCCAGGCGGCGAGCCAGGCGTACCCGAGCCCGCTTGAGGGTCCGAACGCCACGGCGTACCGCCTCGCCATCCCGATGCGCTCGCTCGTGACCAACCTGATGATCACCCTCGGTGAGAAGCAGGCTGACGCGACTCCGGCGCTCATCGACCAGGTCGTTGCTCCGAAGCTGACGGCGTTCGCCCGCAACATGGCGCACACCCTCTGCAACTACTGGTACCTCTCGCAGAACGACACCTACAAGCTCTGCACGATCACCAACGCCACTGTCGAGAACGCGATTGCGTCCGGTACCCACCGGATCACGTTCCAGCCGGACAACCAGGCTTGCCACCGCTTCAGCCGTGGTCAGCGCGTTGACCTCCTCTGGAACAAGGCCCCGGTTCTCGGCAAGCGCATCAACGACTCCGATGACCAGGACGATAGTGGTCTCGACCTCGCCGGGTCGACCCGTGGTACTCGCATTCAGCTGGTGGTCGAGAACGTCGATCCGCTGACGAACAAGGTGACGCTCATTCTTCAGTCGGGAACCAGCTCGACGGCCATCAGTGTTCTTCGGGATAACGCAGTTGGCGCCGCTTTCATTTCCAACATCAACGAGCTCAACAACGACGCGGATGTGGTGTACGCCAACAGCCACCTCCTCGACAACAAGGGTGGCACCACGTTCAAGGGCATTGCCGGCATCAACAGCTGGCTCAAGGCCGGCGACGAGACCACCCCGAAGCTCCTTGGCGCTGAGTCGGATTCGACCGACTACATCAACGTCAACGAGCGCCCGGAGTTCAAGAGCTTCAAGTACGCGGTTGGCGGGGTGCTGACCGAGTACAACCTGAAGCGCTACCTCCAGCGCGTCCACTCGGCGTTCGAGCCGCTCGGCCACACCATCGACACGCTCATTGCGTCCGAGGGTGTCTGGAGCGCCTACGAGTCGCAGAAGATCGGCCAGTACCGGATCGACCGCACCAACCGGGTCGCGTCGATCACGAACGAGGGCCAGCAGGAGGGCTTCAGCTTCAGCTTCGAGGGCCACACCTACAAGGGCCACACCTCGCGCTTTGTCGAGGCGGGCACCATGTACGGCATCAAGCTCGGTGGCAAGAACTGGAAGAAGTACGTGCCGCCGAGCCCCGCCGGCATGTCGAAGATGGCGCAGGCCGATGCCTACGTCCCCTTCGAGTTCGTCGCTGGTGCTCTCACCGGCACTGGCACGAACCAGCTTCCGGTCTACGACAGCTCGGGTGGCCTCACCCTCGTGACCCAGGCTTCGCAGATGCCTGGCCGCATCCGGATGCAGCTCGTCCCGGATCAGGTCAATGGCATGAAGCTCACCGGAATCACCGAAGATCGCGTCTACATGTCGTGATCCCCGGCTGACACCCGTACAATGGGGCCACCCCGTAAATGGGGTGGCCCCTATTCTTTGGAGTAGCGATGACTGACGATGAGATCAGCGTGGCCCTGATGCTGGGCACCGAGATGAGCCCCGAACGGTTCGAGCTTCTGCCGGACGGTTCCTGGGTGAAGGCGATCCAGAAGCGCACCGGCCAGAAGGACCTGTTCGTCTACCGGCACCGCAAGACCGGCAAGTTCGGACTGGCCCAGTGGTCGGTAAAGCCGAAGGTGTTTGGGCAGGGAATGGCGGTCTGCACCGAGATCTGCCTGTTCTCAGGTCCCCCCGACGAGGGCCCGGCTGACCTCCCGGATTTCGAGTGGGTCTGCTGGCGCTGCCAGCCTGGGCACATCGTCCACGAGGACGAGCGTCGAAAGCGGATGGAGGCCATGAGCGCCAAGCACCGAGCCCTCTTGGATCGCCGGACGGCCCTCGATGACATGGAGAAGGTCCTGCGGAAGCGGGGTCTGGATGAGGCCGCAGACAAGCTGAGTCTTGAGGATGTGCCGGACGAGGGCGAGGAGCTCGATCAGATGCGAGAGCTGCTCACGTGGGCCATGAACGACCGCATCATCTCGACGGGCTGATCCATGCACTCATCCGGCTCCATCATCAAGACGTACTGTGAGAAGGTTCGCCACTACCTGGACGATCCGGATCTGGACGCCAAGTACGATGACAACTACCTCGTCCGCTTCTTCCTGTCGAGCGCGATGAACGACGTGATGTCCCGCGTCTCGATGATGTCGGACACCCAGATCCTGGCGACCTTCAACCTGACCGTGGCTTCGGGAACCCAGTACTACCGGTTGCCCCCCACTGTTCGCCAGGTCCTCCGGGTCGGAGTGATCGACCCGAACACCGGTGCGTACCTGGAGGACTTCCAGCCTCGCAACGAGTTCAACGTCTACGGGCGCGGGTGGGCTCTCGAAGGGAACCTGATCTCCTTCAACCCCTACCCCGCCGAAGCCAAGACGTACCAGATCCTGTACATCCCCTCGGGGGACGTTGCCGCTCACTACGAGAACGCTTCGCATGGGGTTCTGAACGCCAACGGGACGTTCACGGTCCACAACTCCGGCAGCATTATCGGGTCCTACGAGAAGCGGGACAACGCCTACGTTGGCTGCTACATCCGGATCTTCGGTACGGACATCACGGACGAGTGCATCGTCTCGGCTTACGACGCGGCCACCCGGGTCTGCACCCTGCGTTCTGCCCCCGCCAACGTGGCTGGCTCGTACAGCTACGAGGTCGTGCCTTTCCTGCTGGAGCCCATGATCGACGCTGTGGCCATCAGCGCGGCCATGCGGGCCGGCGTGGGCCGCAAGATCAACAACACCCAGATGCAGGCCCTGATGCTGGCTTACCGCCAGGCCATCAAGACGGCGCACGACATGCTGGGCAACACCAACTCTCGGGTCGGTAAGCGCTTCAACGGCGGCACAGCGGACAACAAGAACCTCTTCGTCTTCTGATGGCAAACGAGAGCGAACTCGATCTTGCGAACCGGGAGTTCGAGCAGATCTCCCCGGGCTACACCCCGAGCATGTCGGACAGGCTCCGGCAAGCTTTCCAGGTGTACACCATCACCCCGGGGCTCCCGAACATCGGGCAGCGGGCATTCACTGCGCCCGGCGATGCGCCCTACCAGACGGGCCCTTCCGTCGCAGCCACGGCCATCTCCCCCGGCTCTTCGACCGGCGGCGAAGGCGGTCTCCCCGGCTCCATCAATCTGATCACCGTCGGCGGCCCCCTGATCTCTGGTCCGGTTCACCCGGGCTCAGAACCACCCGTCGGCCCCGAAGAATCGCTCCGCTACGCCTGTGTCGACGGTGTCTGCCTTCAGGATCCCAACGGCCTCTACTACGGTCTGGACGAGTGCTTAGCCGACGAATGCGGACTCAGTGGGGGTGGCGGCGGAGACGGCGACGATAGCGATCCTTCGATTGTTGATCCTCCTGGGCCAATCCAGTGCTACGACCGAGCGGTCCACTGCACGTTCGCCGCCATGATCCTCGGGGTCACCGATGATTCTCCTCTGCACCCGTCTCCCACCTGCGATCTTGAGGGCACTACTGGATCCTCTAGGTTAAACCGTCAGTACTGGAAGTACGAGTGGATCGAAGTCGAGGCTCTGGACACCGAACGGGAAACCTGGTGTACCCCGCTGGCCAGCGGCTTTACCCCTCGTTCCGGTGATGAAGCTTCCGGGACTTGGGCTATCAACATCTACGAGCACGGTGTGGAAGACAGTGGGGGATCAATTGCTGTTGCCTCAACTACAATTACAAGACTTCCGATCCCTACCTTCTCGTTGGTCACGATGCACATTGACCAGTTTGGGCAGGCTTGGTTCTGCCAGCCTA